CAATTAGAGCGTGTAAGCTGTTTATTCTTCTTCCTCAGGCTTTTGACCTTCTAGAATTTCTTCCATTGCTTGACCTACTAACCTATGATATAAGTCATGTAAATTACCCTGTAATATATCGAAGGGTGAAGGGTTTTCTAAACCGTAACTATAATCAGAAGCATTCAACCATACTTCAGACCATTCCTCACCAACTAAAGCAAAACATTGCTCTATTAACTGATAGTAATAAACTGATACAAAACTTTCAGAAATCTCATGCCAGTCTAAATCTTCAAGACTTGCCCTCAGTTCTTCGATTGAATAACTAGCGATCAGATCGCTCTTTATATCTTCAATTAGTTGGTAACTTGATACCTCTTTTATTTCTTTCATTCTTTCACCTCCCATTCGTGCCATATTGATTGCTGTAACTCTATTAGTGCTATGGTCTCATTATCTTTTATAATTTGAACATTGGCATTATCAAGAGCACCTTCATGCAATTCAGGTTCGTCAGAAGAAAACGGAAATTCTAAAACTGGTTCTTTTCCGTCCTCTGTTTCTGTTTCCTCCCAACCTTTATTAATATATACTGATAGACTTTCTTTCGGATTAATTTCAACTTGAACCCTTATCATTCCGAAATCGTCAACAATAATTAATTTATCACCGTGCAATTTTATTCCTAGTTCATAGAACTCTTTTAATTGCTCCATGTAATAATTGAATAATCTTTCCACTAGCTAACCTCCCTTTGTATGTTCTTATATTGTGCTTGTACTTCTTCCGATAGTTTATATACCCCTTTGGATACTCTAACCATACGCCCTTTAAGTGTGCTTTGCCCTGTAATTCTTCTTACATTATGAGTAATAATATTTAACTCACTTGCAATAGTTTTATTATCGGCAATGCCAACTTTATTCAAGTAATTTTCTACTTGTTGAGTCTGTGATAATTTCATATTAACTAACCTACTTTCTTTATTCATGTAAACAAGTATAGACATATAGAAA